GAGCAAGGATTAAAAGGAAATGAGAATGCTTTTGCTATGAGCTTTGTAAAAAGATTCCTAGATTCTTATGCTAAAAAGAAATAAAAACAAATAAGATATGTTATTATACAAAAATTTACAGCAAGGTATTTCAGATGTAGATGTAAAAAAAGGGATTGTAACAGGTTACTTTTCTTCATTTGATAATATGGATAGCGATGGTGATGTTATTAGAAAAGGTGCATTTACCAAAACAATAAACGAGAATTTCAATAGAGTTCGCCATCTTCTTGACCACGATGCTACAAAAAGTGTTGGTAAGATAATGTCATTAGAAGAACATGGTAAAGGCTTATACTACGAAAGTAAGGCAGGTCGCCACACGCTTGGTAAAGACTTCTTACTTATGGTAGAAGATGGTTTGATTACAGAGCATTCTATTGGCTTCGTTACTATTAAGCAAAAGTCTATGGGTAACTACAATGAGATTTCGGAAGTTAAACTTTATGAGGGATCATCTTTACAGGGATGGGGTGCTAATGAAATGACACCTATTACTGGAATAAAGAGTTTTGAAGATACAAATCTACTTATGGATAATATTTTAAATGCCATTAAGAATGGTAAATATACGGATGAAACATTCGCTAAACTAGAACTTCAATTATTACAACTACATAAACAATTACAGATTCTTAAAGAAGCATCAGTTGATGTTGAAGAGCCATCTGAAGAGAACTCTACTGTTACAGTAACGATTTCTATTGACGATACTCAAGACGAAAACCCGATGGAAGAAGAAGAAGTTGTTGAAGAAGAGGTAGAACCAGATTCAGAAATGGCTGAAGAAATGGAATTTGAAGCATTATTAAACAATTTATTAGAAGATTACAAAAATGGAAAAAGTTGAACAACTAAAGTCTGCTATAAACGAAAACGTAAAAAACGTAGTTGCAGAACAAATCAGCGAGAAAGCACAAGCTCTTGAAACTCGTCTTGATGAAATGGAAATTAAATTACAAAAACAAAACTCTAAAGAAATGGAAGTTAAATCATTTGAAGCATCTTTTGCAGAATTAGTTGCAAAGAACTTTGATAGTATCAGCGATGTATCTGCTGGAAACAAAGTAAAATTAAACATGAAGGCTGTTGGTAATATGACAGTTGCAGGAAACCTTACTGGTGATGCTGTACGTACTTACCAGCCAGGAGTTGCTATGGTTCCTAACCGTTTGCTTAACTTCCGTAACCTTATCCCTGCTGTTAGTTCATCTACTGGTATCTACACACTTTATCGTGAGACTGGTGTTGAAGGTTCAATCTCTGTTCAAGCTACTCCTGGAGATGCTAAAACTCAAATTGATTATGATTTAACTGCTGTTACTTATACTGCTCGTTATATCGCTGGATATGCTCGTATCGACAAGTCAATGTTACAAGATTTACCATTCCTTCAGTCTGCTTTACCACAGATGTTGCTTCGTGATTTCTACAAGGCAGAAGATGCTAAATTCTACGCTGATTTATCTGGTGCTGCTACTGGTTCTACTACCACTACTGCTACTGTAGACGTTGAGCAAATCATTGATTATATCACAAACCTTGAAGGTGCTGATTTCGCTGTTAATGGTATCGTAGTTAATCCTAAGCAATGGGGTAGATTATTGTTAACTAAGCCTTCTGATTATTCAATCCCAGGTGGTGTAACAATCACTTCTGATGGTAATATCGCTATCGCTGGTATTCCTGTATTTAAGTCTAGCTTCATTGCTGATGATAAAGTACTTTTGGGAGATTGGAACATGGCTAAGAGAGTTGTAGTTGACGATTTGAAAGTTGAGTTCTTTGAGCAAGATTCTGATAATATCCAGAAAAACTTGGTTACTGTTCGTATCGAAGCTAGAGAAGTTCTTGCTATTGACAGATTAGATGCTTTCGTATTTGCTGATTTAGGCAACGTAGCATAATTAATAAAGTAGTTTGGAAAGTGAATACTGGGAGGATCGTTTCCTCCCCTACTTTCAAAAAATAAAATCATGAGTGCAAAAATAAAAATTGTAAGAGCCTACAGAGATTTAGAATTAGGAAGATTTGTAGTTGAAGCAGAATTGTTAGAGGTTTCTGATGAGAGAGCAGAAGTTTTAGTTTCAAAGGGATTTGCAAAAATTATAGAAATTAAAGAAGATGTTGTTGAGAAACAAGAAAAGCTAGAGGTTAAAACAAAAGAACTTAAAACATCTAAAAAAACTAAATAATGACTTTAGGACTTGACGTAGAAATAAAAACTGATTCGGTAATAGAGCCAGTTACAGTTGCTGAAATGAGAGATTATCTCAATATAGATTTTTCTACTTGGGATTCACTATTGACTACTTTAATTTCTGGTGCAAGGTCCAAGATGGAAAGATATACTGGGTGTACTTTTGCGACTAAAACATTAGTTTCTACCTTTCAACAAGTAAGTAGTAATATTGATATTCCTTACGGACCTATTCAATCAGTTACAAGTGTTAAATCTATAAATGAATCAGGAGTAAAGACTACCCTTGTTAATGGAGTTGATTACTTAATTACAGGTAATAACTTTAAGAATATCAGATTTAACTATATTGATACAGCGGTTGAGATTGAGTATATTGCTGGTTACGATCCTCTACCTGTAGACTTAAAAGTTGCTGTAATGAAGCAGGTTGGTATGGATTTTGAGTTTAGAGAAAATGTAATGGATTCTTCACAAGTTGTTGAACTTTCCAATGGTGCAAAACAAGCAGCTAGTAGTTATCGTAGAGTTTATTTATTCTAATGAGAAGAACATTTCATAAGTCATCAGATTTTAGAGAGCAAATAGAGCTTATTAAGTATGCGTTAACATTTGATGATGCAGGTGGTACTACTCCTACCTACCAGACTTCATACAGTACTTTTGCTAAGGTAAAACCATACGATGGTAACTTATCAATACAAGGTGCTGAAAGAGTTGGTAATAATAAATTTGAGTTTACTATAAGATATAGAAATTCACTAACCTATGAGATAAGTAATCTTTGGGATGAGTTTTTTACAAGCTGGAGTGAGAATAGTCAATACATTGATAAGACTTATAAGATAGGATATAGAGGTAAAGAATATATTATCCATTCGGTTATCATTGAAGATGAACGTAACTACTATTTAAAGATTGTTGGATGGCTTAGAAGCTAATGGGAGATTTAAGGCAAGTACTAAAAGATTATCAAAAATATTACGATGCTGTAAAGGAGTATAGTGATGAGAAGGTTAAGAAAACAGTAAGTGATATAAGTACTATAACAAATTCCAAATACGCATCTGATGGTATTGGAGGGGATAAGAAAAGAATTGTTGTTCCTAGTAACCCAGTAAGATTTAGAATGCAGAATAATAAAAGTACAGTTAACGGATTTGCTTATGCAATACCATCCAAGGAGTTTATCTACTTTGAGTTTGGTACTCGTTTAAAGCCTAGTGATTCCGTAACAATACAAACAGATTTTGAGAGTAAGATAAATACACTTGCTATTTCTGCTCCATATAAATCAAACAACCCAACTTTTAGTAATCGAGTTCCGATTATTGGAAGATATTATTTCTTAAATACAATAGACTTAAAGGGAGTAGAGTTCTGCTATACTTTTGGTAAGAAACTGTAGATAAAAAATATTGTTAAATTGATAAATTTTTACTAATTTAAGGCAAAATATACAAATGGCTTCACTTACAGGACAAACCATAGCATCAACCTACGATGCGTTACTAAAAATATCAGACAATGGACCTATTAATGGCACATTAAAGCAGATTACTGATGGACTTGGAAATACTTCCCCACTTTATTTATCTGGTAATACTGTATCAGTTGATGGTTCTTTTCGCTTAACTGGTAGATTATTTGATAAGAATAACGAATCTGGTGTAGCTGGTCAGTTTTTAGTTTCTTCTGGTGATGGTGTTGATTGGCAAAATATTGCTGAATCTGGATTAATTACAGGTCTTGGAACTGCTAGTTTCTTATCGAAGTTTACAGCTGCTGGAGTTATAGCAAATAGTATTGTTTCTGAAAGTGGATCAGGTATTGGTATTGGAATAGTAGCTACACAAAAACTTCATGTTGATGGTAACGGATTATTCACAGGAACTTTAAATTCTTCTAACCTTAGTGGTAGTAATACAGGTGATGAGACTAAAGGATCTATTGAAACAAAACTTGGTGCTGCTACTTCTTCTAATGATGGTTATCTAACATCTACTAATTGGTCTACTTTTAATGCTAAACAACCTGCTTTAAATGGTGTTGGATTTGTTAAGATTAATGGCACTACAATTAGTTACGATACAGCTACCTATGCTTTAGCTTCAAGAAATATTGCGACTAGCTCTCCTTTATCTGGTGGTGGTGATTTAAGCTCAAATAGAACATTATCAATATCTAAATCTGATAGCTTAACCGATGGTTATTTATCAGCCGATGATTTTGTTAATTTCAATTCTAAAGTACCAAGTGCAAGAACAATAACAATTAATGGTGAGAGTTTCGACTTATCAGCAAATAGAACTTATAGTGTAAACGTAGGTGTAACTTCTTTCAATACAAGAGCTGGAGCTGTTTCTCTTTCTTCTTTAGACGTTACAAATGCTTTAGGATATACTCCTGCTATTGATTCAAGGATAATGACTATTAATGGTGTAGGTTATAGCCTAGCTGCTGATAGAACTTGGTCAGTTGGAACTGTTACTTCTGTTGGAACTTCTGCTCCACTTACAGGTGGAACTATTACAGGTTCTGGAACTATTGGTATCAATCAATCAAATACTACTACAGATGGTTATTTAAGTTCTACTGATTGGAATACATTTAATAATAAACAAGCTAATTTAGGATATACTCCTGAAAACTTAGCTAATAAAGGAGTTAATAATGGGTATGCAAGTTTAGGTGGGGATGGAAAAGTTCCTTCAACTCAATTACCTAGTTATGTTGATGATGTAGTAGAAGTAGCTAACTTTGCCGCTTTACCTGCTACTGGAGAGACTGGAAAGATATATGTAACCTTAGATACTGATTTTGTTTATCGTTGGTCAGGAACAGTTTATGTAAGAATTTCTTCTCCTAATGCTATTTGGGGTTCTATTACAGGAACTTTATCTAATCAAATTGATTTACAGAATGCTTTAAATGCTAAGGTAAGTAGTGTTGGTTTAGACTTAGGTACTTCTGGAACTGATGTAAATGTAGCTAATAGCCCTATCACATCAAGCGGTAATATTACTTTAAACTTACCTACTGCGAGTGCAACAAATAGAGGATTATTATCTTCTACTGATTGGAGTACTTTTAATAATAAGCAAAACGCTTTAACATTAACTACTACAGGAACAAGTGGGGCAAGTACATTAGTAGGTTCTACTTTAAATATCCCTCAATACCAACCACAACTTAACGGAACTGGTTTTGTAAAAATATCTGGAACTACAATAAGTTATGATAATACTGCTTATTTACCATTAATAGGTGGTACTCTTACAGGAACTTTAAATGGGACAAGTGCTACGTTTACAAATGAATTAATAGTTAAAACAAATTCATCTGCTCAAGGTATAAGTATATGGGGTAGAAGTGATGATTTTTCAGTACTAAGATTTAAAACTCAAGATGGAGCTTCTACAAAAGCCACTATTTACACTAATCCTAACAATTTAGTATTTGATGTAGGAAGTTCTGCAAGTGCAATGATTCTTAACTCCTCTGGCAATCTAGGCTTAGGAGTTACACCGAGTGCGTGGAGTTCACTTGTACCAGCATTTCAAATAAACAATGCTGCCATAGCAGGTAACAATAATGCTGACTTATACTTAACTGCAAACGCATATTATAATAGTGGGTGGAAATATATACAGACAACAAACGCTAATTTATATCAAATGGAGGATGGCATTCATTCGTGGCATAATGCTCCTTCAGGCACAGCAGGTAACGCTATAACCTTTACTCAAGCAATGACCTTGACTGCTAATGGAAGATTGTTAATAAATACACCAACCGAATCAACCTATCAGCTAGATGTTAATGGTACTGGAAGGTTTAAAGGATTAGTATTGACTGGAGTAAGTGGTGGATATACGACTGGAGATAATACCTATATTAATTTTGGAGCAGATGCAAATCCTGATACTTTTGGGGCAATAAATGTACCATTTGGAGAAGAGATGAAATTTAATTCTTATCATGGCTATGAATTTAAGACAAGTAATAATGGCTCAAGCTTAGTTACAATGTTTACTATTGGAATTACAGGTGCAGTTACATTATCAAATTTAGCAGGAACGGGAAGCAGAGCAGTATTGGCAGATGCTAATGGTTTATTATCCGCTCCAGTTTCAGATATTTCAGTAAAAGAAAATATTAAACCTATTGGCTATGGATTAAATGAAATTGTTAAAATGAATCCTGTTTGGTTTGACTTTGTAGATGATTACAAAAACTTTGGCGAGGGCAGACAAAACGGAAATATTGCACAAGAAATGCAAAAAATAATACCTGAAGCGGTATTTACAACTCCTTCGACTGGGAAAATGGGTATTAATTATGACCAATTACACGCCGTATATATCAAAGCAATACAAGAATTAAAAGCAGAAATAGAATTACTTAAAAACAAATAAAATGAAAAACATCCAATCAATCCCTACATGGGTAAAAGGTCAAGCAGTAACGGCTACCATTTTTAATCTACGCCCAATCGGTGGCGAACTATTCCAAAGTGCTACTTTTTACTTTGCTTTATTAGATAGCGACTTAGTAGTAACCGCAGATGGCAATTTAACGATGTCAGGCGAAGCGTATAACGAATGGGGTAATGATGATGAGTATGCGTATAACTATGCAGCTAATATGCTTAATTTAGTTATTACAGGGGATTATGTTGCTCCAGTGATTGAATCAAGTATTGCGCCTATTGTAGGTGTTTTAAACCAGGTTGTTGAGCCAACTATAAAGGAATCCTTGACAACTCAATTTGAATAATGAAAGACGTAGGATATAGTTTAAGGAAGGCTTATTTCACTAAATTAAATGGTATGGTTACTGTTGATTCGGTAATTGTTCCTATTTATGATAATATTCCTGATACTGCATCTTATCCTTATATACAAATATCTAATGTTAGTGTAGTAGATGAATCTACAAAGAGTAATTTTAACAGTAATTGTGTTGTAACAGTACAGGTATTTACAGGAACGGATGCTACAAGTTATAGCAAAACACAGTCAGATAATATATCAAACCAAGTAATGCAATTATTGATAAATAGATCATCATTACCAGATACATTTCCTGATTTTAAAGTTATTACAAATCAATTTGAATCTAGTAGTTACATTGAGAATATGTATCAAGGATTTTATGAAGTTATAAAAGTAATTAGAATTAGAAATATAGTAGAACAATTATAAAATGGGAATAGTAAACGGAACTAACTTAGTATTATATGCTGTCGATGGAGGTACTAATTATGCCTTTGGTCACTCTCGTAGCTTTACATTAAACGTAGAAGCAAGTCCAATAGATGTAACATCAAGAGATTCGGCTGGTTGGTCAGAATCAATTATGGGGGCACGTAGCTTTACATTAGACTTTGAAGGACTTGTAGATTACGCAGATTACATTGATGCTGCTTGGATTAAAACAGCAATAGATAATAGAACAAAATTCTTGGCTAAGTTCACAGATGATTTAGGAGGTGCTTTAGTATTTAATGGTTACGTTTATGTAGCTAATATGACTATTGATGGTCCTATGGAAGATGTGGTAACTTATTCGGGAACTCTTCAGGGAACTGAAATATTTGCAACTTCATTAGCTTAATTATTAACTTAAAAACAAAATAAAACAATGGCTTTAATTAACGGAACAAACTTGGTTATCAAAATTGCTGGTAACCCTATTT